CATCTCGGCGTGTTCGTCAGGACAGGCAAGAAGCACCTGCCAATCGAACAGAAGTTCGGCCCCGGTGTCGGTGGCCTCTTTGGCACGCCTAAGGTGATGGATCACGCCAAAGCCATAGCCATAGCCACCTTCACGACCGAGTTCCCAAGGCAGATAAACCTCTTGTTGGCAGGTAGACGCAGATGATCTGCGGTTCCCCCGCTGCGAGTGGTGCGTAACGGATGCCAAGCACTCAAAATATCGCAGCTTTTGGAAAAAAAACGGATTTTGGAAAAATGGAAATGGAAGTAGGCCAGCAACAGAGCTCCGAACCCCTGGACACTAACATAGCAAAACTGCTCTCCGTGGGTAAGAACGTCAAAACGCGGCTCTACGCGGAGTTGGTCAGAAGAGTCGGCGCCGGCGAGATCCTCAACACGCAGGAGATCGCTTCATTCGACAGACTCCACAAGGAGCTGTCTGGAGAAAACGAAGCCCCGTCCGGCCCTTCCCTTCCAAACCCGACCGCCATCGCGACCTACCTCCACAAGTGCGGCTATAAGGTCTCGAAGTCCGCCGTCTACAATCACACCAAGGACGGCAAGCTGCGCCCCCAGGCCGACGGCAGCTACGCCGTCGCCGACGTCGACACCTACGCAAAGCTCTACCTTCCCCTGCTCGCCGGCGCCCCCTCCGAGATGGATGGCGCCCAACGCGCCAAGCTCGCAGAGGAGACGCGCAAGACGCGCGCCCAGGCCGCCCATTGGGAGATCAAAGCAGCAGAAGCGGCCGGCGCCGTCGTCCCGGCCGACTGGAAGGAGAAGGATCTCGCCGCCCGGGCCATCGTTCTCCGCTCCGACTTCTCAAATTGGGCGCACACGGAATGCGCGCGCATGATCTCTCTCGTCAACGGAGATCCCGAGCTGCTCCCCGACCTCATCGCCTTCACCCTCGCCGCTGGCGAGATGTGGTTTGCACGCTACTCCGGCGACCGCGAGTTTACCGCCGAGCTGCCCGCCCCCGGCGCCGCCCCGGCCGCGCGCGACGATGACTTCGAGGAGGAGGAATGATGCAGCCCTCGCCCTCCCGCCACTACTCGCCGGCGCCGCCGCCCCCTCCCCCGCCGGCCCGCTATACGTTCCGCTTCACCTCCGGAGAATCGCGCATCTTCCGCCCCAGGGAACTCGACCCCGGCACCGGCCGCCCCCTCACCGTCTCACAATGGGCGGACCGCTTCCGCCGCGTCACCGAAGGCGAGCGCACCGGCCCCTGGAGCACGGCCTACACCGCATACGCGCGTGAGCCGATGGATGCCTGGACGCTCCCCTGGGTGCGCCGCATCATCCTCTGCTTCCCCGCCCAATCGGCCAAAAGTCAGATCGCCATGAACTGCCTTGGCTACTCGGCCGACCAGGACCCGGGCCCCGCCCTTTGCGTCCTGCCGAACGAGAAGAAGGCAAAGGACTACCTGGAGAAGAAAATCAAGCCCATGTTTCGCACATCGGCCCGCCTCTCCGAGGTCCTCGGCTCAGCCAGCCGCTCCACGAACCGCGCGATCAGCCTCGCCAACGGCATGTTCATCAACGTCACATGGGCAACCTCGGCCGCCGAGCTGGCGCAGGACTCCTATCGCTACACGATCCGCGACGAGACGGACAAGTACCCGGACTTCGTCGGCAAGGAAGCAGACCCGATGGGCCTCATCGACGAGCGATCCAACGCCTTTCCTTACACCTCCAAAGACATCACTCTCTCCACGCCGTCCCTCGATACCGGCATCATCTGGACGGCCCTGACCAAAGAGAGCGACGAGGTCCGGGATTGGTGGGCGGTCTGCCCGATGTGCAAGACAGCGCAGATCATGAGGTTCCGCAACATCACGTGGCCTGGCGATATCAAGGACTGGCGCGTCATCGTCCGCGAAAGGCGCGCGTTCTACTCCTGCGAGGCCTGCGGCATGAAATGGAACGACGCCGATCGCAACGCGGCCGTCGCCGCCGGCTACTGGAAGCCGCGCCAGGCCGTCCCGAACGGCCGCCCTTCCTCTATCGGCTACCATCTTGCCGGCGCCTGGTATTCGCCCTTCATCAGCCTTTCCAAGTGCGCGGGCGCCTACATGCGAAGCCGCGAGGACCGCGCCAAAATGGTCTACTACGTGACGCAGATCAAGGTCGAAGGCTTCTCGGAGCGCGTCGACACGAAAACCGAGACGCAAATCCTCTCGCACAAAACGTCCCTCCCGCGCCGCGTCGTCCCCTCCGACGCTATCGCCCTGACGGCCGGCGTCGATACCCACAAGCACAATTTCCGCTACGTCGTGCGCGCATGGGCTCCGGACCTCACGAGCTGGCTCGTCGATTACGGCGAGATCTCTTCGGTCCGCAGCATGGCCGACCTGGAGACGCTCATCTTCGACATGCGCTTTCCCGTCGACGGCGCTCCCGGGCACACGATGGGGATCTGGCGCGCGGCCATCGATACCGGCGGCGGCAAGTCCGGAAGCGACGACGACGAGACGAGCCGCACGGAGGAAGTATACGAATGGCTCCGCAAGCACGCGAAGCGCGGCGTCGTGTTCGGCATCAAGGGCGCGAGCCACAAACAGATCAAGCGCGTCCAGGTCACGACGATCGACAAGATGCCCCGCTCCTCGAAGCCGATCCCCGGTGGCCTCGAGCTCAGGCTCCTCGACACCGACCAATTCAAGTACACCCTTCACTGGCGGCTTGAGCGTGTCGAAGGCGAGACGCAGTGCTTCTACCTCCACGCGGAGACGTCCGAAGATTACGCAACCGAGTTTCTCGCGGAGGAGGTCCACAGGGACCGCCACGGCCGCACCGAGTGGCGGCGCGTCCGCCAGGATAACCACTACCTGGACTGCGAGGTCTACGCGGCAGCGTGCGCGGACGCGGAGTGGTTCCCGAGCATCAGCATGGTGGCGAACATTCTGCGGCAGAAGAAAGAGCACGACGCGCAGCGCGCCGTCGCGGCCTCGACCTCGGCCCCCGCCGCCGAGCCGGGAAGGCGGCCGGCCGTGCCCTCCGAGGATCGCGACAGACCGAGTTGGCTGGAGAGCAGACGATGACCGCAGAGAGCAAGGGAAGGCTTCTGCAGACGAGGGGCGAGATCATGAAGGAGTATGGCCTCACCGAAACGACGTTCCAGATGTTCCTCAAAGCCGGGATGCCCGTCGTGGTCATCCAGCGGCGCTATTACGCGCACACCGACAACCTGGACCGCTTTTTTCAGACCCTCACGAATGGGAGAGTCGCAAAGTTCGACGAGGCGGTGGAATGACCGGCGCCCCACTTCACGACAGCATGAGGTGATGAGATGCCCGACTTCGGTAAGGTATTCCTCGGAAGCACGCCGGCGGACCACCGCCGCTATGTCACGGCCGCCCTCGCCCACCTTCGCGAGCGCGGCGTCCGTCGCGTCGTGATCCCCTGTTGCGGGCAGTTCACGCTCGTGCGCTGCGCCATCGCCGCCGGCTTCTCCAAGGAGCAGATCGCCGCGAGCGACGTCTCGCTCTTCTCGTCGCTCCTCGGCTATTACTACGCGGGCCGGCCGCTCTCGGGGCTCCCCTTCTCGATCCGCCAGGGCCGTCTCGCCGACGAGTACGCGGCGTGCGAGTCGGACACGTCCCGCCTCGCGCTCCTCCTTCTCCACATGAAGCTCTCGCAGCTTCGCACGGACCGCGACTTCGAGCGCCGCTACGCGGACGACCTCACGAGCGACGCGGCCGCCCACCTCGCGCGCATGGGCCAGGCCATCGAGACGTTCCGCGAGTTTTACGCGGGCATCTCATACGAGATCGAGGACCTCCGGAAAGTCGCCGGGCACGACGGCGCGGACGCGGTGATGATCCTCAACCCGCCCGCCTATGCCGGCGGCTACACGAAGATGTTCGGCAAGATCGCGGAGGTTATCGACTGGCGCGTCGAGATCGAGGAGTGGAACGCTCGCAAGGAGTACCGCACGCTCTACGATTCCCTAAAGGCCCTCGACGCGGTGTCCTTCATCTACCGCTGCAACGACACAGCCGGCTTCGACAGCCGCGACGTGGTGTTCGCCAACGAGGCAGGCCCCAAGCGCGTCGATTACTGGCTGTGCACGAAGCCCCAGGCCCTCGACGGCTGGATTCACAAGGGCGCCGTGAAGCTTCGCCCACCCCACCCGGGCCGCCCCTATCAGCGCATCCGCATGTTCTCCGACGCCGACGAGATCGCACCCGGCAGCGTCGTGCGCTTCTTCGTCGTCCGTGAGGAACACGCCCTCTACTACCGCGACCTCCTGGCCCATCGCCTCGGCGACACGGCGGCCGAGATCTATACGCTCTGCACGATCGACGGCAAGATGTTCTCCGTCGCCGGCTTCCACGCTCAGAAGCTCCGGATCGGCCAGGAGAACCACGTCGCCGAAAATTTTGGCTTCACCGTCCGCCTCGCGCGGTACCCGGACGCGAACCGGCTGCTCATGTACTTCATCACGTGCCGCGAGTTCGCCGCGTTTCTCAACGCGCACATGACCCACAAGAACAGGACGTACGAGATGCGGGGCTTAAAGACCACGTGCCTGTCAAAGTACCGCAAGGTGAAGCTCAATAACGGCATCCTTCCCGTTACCTCGCGCGAGAAGCTCACCAAGGGCGCCTTCACCGATATGTACCGCATCGTCTATCAGGTCGACTGGTACGACCGCACGTATGCCGACTGCATCGCCCTCTACCTGGCGGAGCAGCGGACCAAAAAGGAGACGTGACATGGCCCATCCTAACCTGGACATCAAGGAGAAACTCGTCGATCTCCCTGGCACCACGCTCTCTATCTGGAAGGTGCACCCTGACGTGCTCCGTGAGCAGGACCGCAACGCCCGGGTGATGGATACGAAGACCTTTCAGCGCCTCACGGAGAACATCAAGGGCAACAAACAGCTCGAAAGCCTTCCCTACTGTCACAAGACCGTCTCGCCCGGCGGCTCCGACGAGTTCAGCATCATCTCCGGCCATCACCGCATCAGGGCCGCGCGCAAGGCCGGGCTCACCGAGGTCTTCGTCCTGGTAGACGACA